GTGAGAGTTCCACGCAATAAGGCCGCAGAACGTGCGGTCGCCTTCATCAACAACCTGACGGCCTTCGGCGACTTCCGAGGCCAGCCGTTTCGACTTCGACCCTGGCAAGAGCGAATCACCCGTCAAATCTTCGGGACACTCCGGCCTGACGGCCTGCGGCAATACCAGAAGGTTTTCCTGTTCTTGCCCCGCAAGTCGGGCAAGTCCAGCTTCGCTGCCGTTCTGGCGCTTTACTGCCTCATCGGCCTGCCCGATCCGGGGCAACAAATTCTTTGCGTGGCCGGAGATCGTGAGCAGGCGAGCCAGATATTCCGCTCTGTTGTCGATTGCGTACGTGCCGACCCATACCTTTCGAGCATCGTCACCGTCGTCGAATCGCAAAAGCGAATCGTCTACGAGCGGAAGGGATCGTTCCTGGCGGCGCTCTCGGCGGAAGCTCCGACGAAGCACGGCTACAACCCCAGCGTCGTCCTTTTCGATGAACTCCATATTCAGCGCAACCGTGATCTGTGGGTGGCGTTGACCTCCGGCTTTGGTGCCCGAAAAGAACCTCTAACAATTGCCATCAGCACGGCGGGCGACGACCGCACGAGCCTCTGCTACGAGGAGTTCAGTTATGCCAAGAAAGTCGCCGAGGGCATCGTCGATGACCCGACCTACTTGCCGGTATTGTACTACGCCAAGGAGGACGAACTTTGGGATTCCGAAGCGACATGGTTCCGCTGCAACCCAGCGCTCAACGATTTCCAGAACCTCGAATTCCTCCGCAACGAATGCCGACTGGCCAAGGAGTTGCCCTACCGGGAGTTGGTCTTCAGGCAGCTTTATCTGAATCAGTGGGTCCAGAATTCCACGACATTTATCCCAGACGAACGCTGGATGGCCTGCTCACGGCCACTCGACCTTCAGCAGCTTCGTGACAGGGAATGCTATGCCGCCGTAGACCTCTCGACCACGACCGACGTTTCGGCGCTGGCCTTGTTGTTCCCGATGGACGATGGTTTCTACCTTCTGCCTACGTTCTGGATTCCTGGGGACAATGCCCGGCTGCGTGAACGGCGAGATCATGTGCCCTATCTCACCTGGGCGAAGCAGGGTCATGTGCGCATCACGCCGGGCGACGTGATCGACTACGACCAAATCCGCCACGACATCCGTGAGTTCGGCGAACAGTTCAACATTCGGCAAATCGCCTTCGACCGCTGGAACGCCACGCAACTTGCTGGGCAACTTCAAGGCGACGGGTTCGATGTCGTCATGTTCGGCCAAGGCTTTGCGTCCATGAATGAACCGACGAAGGAATTCGAGCGGCTGATCCTCTCTGGCAAGCTGTCGCATGATGGGTCGCCCGTGATGCGATGGATGATGCAGAACATCGCCGTGGAAACCGGCGATGGCGGTGCCGTGAAACTCTCGAAGAAACGGTCGATGGAGCGGATCGACGGCCCGGTGGCGGCTGTCATGGCCTGCGGCATCGCCGTCCAAGGGAAGTCCCAGGGGCCATCGGTCTACGAGGATCGGGGAATTCTGACTTTCTGAACTACATATCTCCATGTTCTTCTCATGGCTCAAACAACTCTGGCCGGAGCGGCGCTCCGCCCCCACGCCGCTCCGCATGTCGGACATCATCACGCTGGGAGGCACGGCGACCGACGCCGGGCAATACGTCGATCATGACACCGCCCTTCAACTATCAACCGTTTCCTGCTGTGTGCGGGTGATCGCCGAAACCATCGGCTCGCTGTCGCTGCATGTTTATCGCAGGACGAACGATGGCCGTGAGCGAGCCGTCGAGCATCCGGTCTACCGACTGCTGCACGATGCGCCCAATGACCAAATGACCTCGGCGGTTTTCCGGGAGGTCTTGCAGACGAGCCTTTTGCTCAACGGAAACGCATATTGCTGGGTCGAAAAGACGGGCACCACGCCGGTGGCCCTGTGGCCTTTGCAGCCGCAGTTAACTCGTGCGGTGCGGAATAACGGCACCTTGATCTACCAGACCCACGTCGGCGGTGAGGTCGTCACACTCGACGCTGGCTCCGTCCTGCATGTTCCGGGCCTCTCGTTCGACGGCATCCGGGGCCTCGATCCAATTCGATATGCAGCCCGCTCCCTGGGCATCGCTATGGCGACCGACAAATTCGCCGGCAAATTCTTCTCGAATAATACCCAGCTTGGCATGTACCTGACGCATCCCGGCCAATTATCGCCGAAGGCGCAGGACAATTTGCGAAACTCGATCTCGGCCACGCACCAGGGTGTAGACCGGGCGTTCCTCCTGGGAATCTTCGAGGAAGGTATGGTTCCTGGCTTCGTGCAGGTTAATGCCGAGCAGGCGCAATTTTTGGAAAGCCGTCGATACACCGCTCGTGAAATCGCCAGCCGCATATTCCGGGTGCCGCCGTTCTTCATTGGCGAGGACGGCCCGGCGAGTAGCGTCGAACAGCAATCCTTGCAGTTTGTGCGTGATGTCATCCGGCCCACCTGCGTTAAGTGGGAACAGGAGATCGACCGCAAGCTGTTCCGGGAAGACGAGAAGGGAACCCTGTACGCCGAGTTTGCCATCGACAGTTTCGCCCGTGCGGATCAGAAGACCCGCTACGAAGCCTATGCCATCGGGCGGCAGAACGGCTGGCTTAACATCAACGAAATCAAAGAGAAGGAAAACGAGCCGGGCATCGGGCCACAAGGCGACATCTATCTCACGCCTTTGAATATGGTCAGCGTCGATCAACTCAAGGATGCCCCCGACTCGCCACCCGAAGCTCCGAAAAATCCGAACACGCTGCGAAGAAATCTTCGTCCCGTGTTGGAGGACGCCGCCGCTCGTGTTCTCCGCAAAGAAATCAACGCCCTGGACCGGGCAATGAAGAAGTACCTTATCGACCAGCACGACGCCGCAGGATTCCAGGCGTGGGCCACGGATTTCTACGCCGACCATGAGCGAATCGTTCGGCAGTCGTTCGAGCCGGTGGCCTCGACGTTGGAAATGAGCGACGAGGCGCTAAATAAGATGATCGCCGACCATTGCGCCGCCAGCCTTCGGGACTTGGCCTTGGCACTCTGGCACGACGACCCGCATCAAGCCGTAGTGGAGGTTGCAGCACGGTGGGAAGCGGAACGACCGAAACAAATTGCGACCACTATATCGGAGACAAATGCAGCTTGAAGTACGGCACCTGACCGCAGACCTGACGGAGTTGGAACTGCGTGAGACAGACGGCAAGAAGAAGATTTCCGGCTACGCCGCTCGCTTCGGCGTATTGAGCGAAAACCTCGGCGGCTTTCGTGAGAAAATCCGGGCCGGGGCGTTCACAAGGTCTATCAACGACGCCGCCGATGTTATCGCCAACCTGGACCACTCGACCCGTGCGCAGGATTTGCTGGGTCGCACCAGCACCGGCACGCTGACGCTCAAGCCCAACCAAAAGGGGCTGTGGTTCGAGGTCGATCCCCCGGACACCCAGGCCGCTCGTGACGTGCAGGCCATCCTGTCCCGGCCTAACGAACTCAAGATGTCCTTCGCCTTCGTTGTGCCCGAAGGCGGCGACCGCTGGGAGCAGATTGACGGCCTCACCGTTCGTGAACTCGTGGACGTTGACCTCCATGATATTGCCATCGTCGTCCGGCCTGCCTACCAGCAGACCGAAGTCGCCCTCCGCAGCATGAACGCCTGGAAGACTCGCAACCTTGAGCCGTACTTCCGCCAGAAATGGGCGGAATTGAAAGCCTAGAACAAGAGACGGCCCCCATTAGAAACCTCGGACGAGCGGATCGTTCGAGGTTTTTTCATTCTGCTGCATACCTATTTCTGTTGGATGCCTCCGTCTGAGGCTGTCGGGCTGTCGCCATCGTCCAGCGTATCGTCGTTTACCACCCAGATAAACCCTGGAGACAAATGAGTTGGATTATCAAGAAAGAGAAGGCCGAACGTCGTGAGAAATTGATCGCCGACGCTGGGGCAATTCTCAAGACGGCTCACGCCGAAAGCCGGGAAATGACCCCGGATGAAAACCGTCAGTTTGAAGAGATGCACGCCGATGCGGATCGGCTATGTGCGGAAATTGAAACCATCAACAAGCAGGAACAGGCCGAGCGAAGCGTCGAGCAACGGATTGGCCGGGACGTTCTGGACGCCCCGAAGGCCGAACGTAGCAAGGAACAAGAAAGCCGTGCGTTCCGCAAATGGATTGTCAGCGGCACGGATGCTCTGAATCCAGAAGAACGTGCCGCCTTCGCAGGTTACACGCTCGAACAGCGTGTTGCATCCGGTATGTCGGCATCGACATCGGGTGCCGGTGCTGAATTCGTGCCGCAGTCTTTCGCCGACCGCTTCTTCAGTAAGTTGAAGTATTACGGCGGTGTGCGTCAGGCTGGCGCTACCATGTTCACGACCCAGGGTGGAAATCCATTCCCGGTGCCGTTGCTCGATGATGTGTCGCACTCCGGTGAATTACTCTCGGAAAACGCCGCCGTTGCCGACGATGCGACCAACGACCCGGACACCAGCAACATCACGCTGGGAGCCTACATCTTCTCCTCGAAGGTTGTGCGGGTTCCGTTGACGTTGGTGCAGGACACTGCCTTCCCGGTCGAAGATTGGTTGGCTGGTGCTTTGGCCGAGCGTATCGGTCGTGCCCAGAACACGTATTTCACAACGGGTACTGGCTCCTCGCAGCCGAAGGGCGTTGTCACGGCTTCAAGCCTTGGCAAGACCACGGCAGCGACGAACGCTGTGACCTATCCAGAAATCCTGGATTTCTTCCACAGTTTGGACCCGGCATATCGTCCGAATGCCAAGCTGATGTGCCATGACTCATTCATCTTGGCCATGAAGAAGCTCGTCGATGATAACTCCCGCCCACTTTGGGACGGCGGTAATATCGCCCTCGCCACTCCGGCGACCATCAACGGTGTGCCTTACATCGTGAACAACGACATGGCAGAACTGTCGAGTGGCGTTTCCTCGAAGTGTGCCTTGTACGGAGATTTCAGCCGGTTCCTCGTCCGTGACGTAATAGGCATCGAGATGGCTAGGCTCGACCAGCCGTACATGCCGTACTTGCAAATCGGATACATCTCGTGGTTGAGATCGGATTCAAACTGCATTGATCCCACAGCGATCAAGCATTTGAAAACCGCCGCTTCGTAATCGTTTACTCCTCTTTTCGATTGGAACTCGCCTCGGTCATGTTTGGCCGGGGCGAGTTTTTTTTGTGCCCAAGGCGGATACATAACGCATGAAGATCAAATTGCTCCATGCCATCGCCTCACCATTGTTCTCTTATAAGCGTGGTGAGATTGTTGAAATCGAAGATGCCGAGGCTGTCCGTTGGCTGAATGCCGGAATCGCCGTGGCAGTGCCCGCTGAGCCGCCCGTGGAAGAAGCGGCCATCAAAACCAAGACGGAGAAAGCAGTCAAACCAAAGAAGGCCGAATGAATGACTGGAACCTCGCCGTTGTGACGCCTCCGGTTTGGGAGCCAGTTTCTCTTGAGGAAGCTAAACAATGGTGCAAAACGGAAACCGACGAGGACGATACGCTGCTCGCTGGCCTCATAACCGAGGCTCGTGCGACCGCCGAACTCATGACATGGCGCACGATACCAGAGACAGTTCTGCGTCTCACCCTCGACCGTTTTCCCTGCGGGCCGATTGAACTCCCCACGGCACCCGTGCAGTCCCTTACGAGCGTCATCTATATCGACGCCAACGGCGACGAGCAGGAATTCGATCATGCTACGTTGATCGTCGGGGAACCCGCCCGCATTTACCCGGCCTACGGCCATTCGTGGCCCGTGGCCCGTGACTTCCCCGGCTCCGTCGTCGTGACCTATGTCGCCGGTTGGGCGTCGGTGGACGACGTTTTTCCGCAACTCAAAGCGGGAATACGGATGACGGCCCTGGCGTGGTTTGAGAATCGTGGTGACGACCCCGCCGTGCGTGCAATCCCCTTCGCCGCCGACAGCCTCTTTCGGCAATGCCGCTGGGGAGGCTACCGATGAACGTCGGGCGAATGCGCCATCGAATCGAAATCCAACAGGATACCGGCAGCCAAGATTCAACCGGGCAGGTCATCCCCGATTGGGATACGTTCGCCGAGCGTTGGGCACTGGTCGAGGTTCAATCAGGAAGCGAACCCATAGTCGGGGAGCAAGTCCAAGCCAGCCGTCAGTACAAAATCACGTTGCGTTACCTGGACGGCGTTACCTCCGACATGCGGATACTCTGGAACGACAGAACTCTGGAGATAACCAGCGTAGTTGAGGACGCATACAAGCGGCAGTTGATTTTGACTGCGGGAGAATATGCCGCAGTTAGCTAAGTTCAAAATCCACGGACTGCAAGAGTTAGACAAGAAGCTCCGGGAACTTGAACCCAAGCTGGCCAGAAAAGTAACCAGAAAAGCCCTCCGGGACGCTGCGAAAATGACGGCAGCAAAGGCCAAGGAATTGGTCCCCGTCGATGAAGGCGATCTACGGGACTCAATCCGGGTTAGGTCTGGGAAATCCCGCAAGGGCACGGTGAGCGTAATCGTGACGACTTCCGCCAGCGATAATCTTTTCACTGGCGAATCGTACTACGGCGCATTTCTCGAATTCGGCACCAGCACAATCGAAGCCCGGCCATATCTGCGGCCAGCGCTGGAACAGACCGCCCAAGCAGCTACGGCGCTCATTCGAGATAGATTGGCCGCAGGCATCGAAGAAATTGCAACCAGCGCCTAAATACTCTGTTCACCTATAACAGAGGTTTTTTGATGGCTGCAATGAGCAACTGGTTAGAGAACCAGCTTATCAACAAGATTTTCCGCACGACCGATACTTGGACCAAGCCCGCAACTTTGGCTATTGCCCTTTGTACTGCGGCGACGACTGACGCAGACGACGGCAGCACGATTACCGAAGTAGCCGACGATCACGATTATGCTCGATTTGAATTGGCTCCAGCCGATGCCAATTGGGACGACACCAGCGGAACCGATGGCACAACGGCCAATACTGATGATATTGAATTCCCGGCAGCAAACGGCGGTGATTGGGGGACGATCACCCATATCGCAATCCTCGACAGCACAACGCACGGCGCAGGCAATGTACTTTTCCACGGCGCTCTAGTTGCGGCGAAGACTGTCAACGATGGGGATACGTTCCGCTTCTCGGCTGGCGATTTGTCGGTTCAGATCGACAACTAACCCTGCGTAACAAGGGGGTTAGTTTATGTCGGTAGTCAACGCCATTTATTCATGGTGGAATATCGGGCTTGGCCCAGGCGCTCACCAGTGGAGTACCGAGGGCGGCAACTTGCCAACGGTTGTGCCTATCTCCACGGCTACGCACTTATGGATTAGCCATACAGACTTTGATAATGGCGACCAGCAAGCGGCGCTGGAAAATCTGGACGTTGGCGATTTGGTTCTTGTCTATCAAGCCCCTTGGGTAGACCTGAATTTTCTGGTTTTCCTCTGTCAGATCGACGGCGTTACTCACGGAGCGGATTACGTACAGTTTGATATTACGTGGCTGGACGGCGACGCCAGCATAGCCAACGGCAATAGCTACGGCTTTCCCCAACGGTTGCGGGGATTTCACGCCGACGAAAGAATTTGTGACCTCTACAGCGAAGCAACGCTGGCCGCAATCGCCCATGTTGACAGTGTAGGCGTTACCGATGGGCTGAATTGTGAGGCAACCCTTACAGCATCGGGCAGCATTGCCCAACAGGCAGCCGCAGCACTTGTGTGCGTGGCCAGCGTCACGGCAGACGTTCAGAAAATCAACGGTGGTAATTCGTCGCTGGAATGCGTTAGCAGCCTCACGGCCAACGCATATGCAAGCGATGATGCCGCCGCAGCCCTGGAATGCGAAGCAACACTCTCGGCCAGCGGCGACAAACTAAAGGGCGCAGCCACAGCCCTACCGTGTTTGGCCGACCTCACTGCCACGGCAAGCACGATATACGCACCGGCTGCGGCGCTTCAATGCGTGGCCAGCATCACGGCCAACGCCGATGGCATACAGAACACCAGCGCTGCCCTTGTATGCGTGGCCAGCCTCACGGCCACCCCGTATGTCTCCATTGATTACGCCGCAGATTTGCACAGCATTTGCACAATTGCGGCCAACGGCGAGACAAGCAGTAAGTCCCATTTGCACGGCGTTTGCACAATCACGGCAGCCGGACGGCGGGTGAAGAACGCATCGGCACATCGCTCCAGTGTTTGTAACCTCAGCGTTGCGGGCAGCTTCGTTATCGAGGGCAGCAGCGGCCTCGCCGCAGTTTGCAGCCTCAGCGCCGATGCCACGGCCACCCACATCAACTATATCGAGGAGGCCCTGTTTGCCTTACTCAGCCCTTTGGGTTCGGTGTCCTTTGCCTCCGTCGAGCAAGAGTTATTGGAGCGGCTGGAATAGATAAGGGTATGAACCTTTATCCCAATCGTTTGCCTCAGAATGCGACATATCCAGCGGTCGTTTACAAGCGAGTGACCGGAGGCCACGGCCATACGATTGCGGGCGGCGCTGCTTATGCGTCCAGCCTGTTCCAGTTCTCGATCTTCAGCCCCAACTATTCGGATATTCTCAGCCACTCCCATACGCTGCGGAACGCCCTCCAGGGATATGAGGGGCAGATAGGGGCGGTAAAGATATTTGCCGTTTCGGCGGGCAATGAAACCGACTTATTCGAGAACCCCAAGCATGGGGACGACATTGGATTGTTCCATCGTGCCTTCGATTTCCTGATTACTTACCAGGAGAACGTCCCAGAATTTTGAGGCCAAGGGCTACATACCTCAGTTCAACAACAGAGGTATCAATGTCCCAGGTTCAAGGTAAAGGAACAACTCTATCTATCGGTTCTGCGATTGCTGAAGTAATCAGCATTACCGGCCCGGCTATGTCGGCGGGCGTCGTCGAAGCCAAGACATTGGATGCAACCTGGGTACGGCGGTATCCAACGATCTGCGACGGCGGAACAGTTGCTTTTGAAGTTTACTTCAGCCAAGCGACTCATTCTGCGTTAATCGCCAAGCTAGGCACCCAGACCGATGATTGCGTCGTGACATTTGCCGACGACGCAACGGCAACTTTCGACGCAATTTTGACCAAGCTGGAAATCGTCCCAGGCACAATCGACGATATGCTGACGGCATCGCTGGAGCTAGCGATTAACGGCGCTGTTGTGATTGCGGCGGGGGCTTAATGAGCCTACGCAGCCTAATCCTTAACGCAGCCGACTTGCCCAGCGAACCAGTAGAAATCCCGGAATGGGGTTGTACTGTTTTCGTTAGGACGATGACGGGCGCAGAGAGGGACTCATTTGAGCGGCAAGCGCTGGAGCGATCCAAGAAGGGAACCAGCCTGGAGAATATCCGGGCGAGATTCGCCGTTCTTACGCTGGTTGACGAAAACGGCCAACGGTTGTTTTCCGATGACGACGCAGATGCGCTTGGCCAAAAGTCGGCTAAAGCCCTCGATAGAATCCTGCCAGTCGCCCAGCGGCTCAACGGCATGGGTTCTGCCGACTTGGAAACTCTAAAAAAAACTTCCTCTCGAATTGGTTTGAACGGTTCACGTTCCGGCTTGCGTTAGCTCTCGGTAAAACAGTGCGGGAACTATTGGCCACAACCGACAGCCTGGAACTAAGCAAGTGGGTCGCCTTCTACAGTGTTGAACCATTTGGCGATGAATGGCGGCAGGCCGGGCAGATTTGCGCCGTAACCGCCAACGTGTGGAAGTCCAAGGGCAAGCCATTTGCCCCGGATGATTGGATGCCAACGCCTAAGCCCCGGCAAACAGCAGCAGAACACAAGGAAGCATTTCTTCGAGCGATAAAAGCGCCCAGCAACCCTAACTAGGTTGATGGCCACTATATCCTCGTTATCCGTTGCTCTCTCGGTTTCAACTGCGGCGCTTTCGTCTGGACTCAACAGGGCCAGAGGCAGCCTCAGTTCCTTTGCCGGAGCTATTGGCCCACCATTGGCACAACTCGCAATGTTCGGTGCTGCGGCTGGCGGCGCTGTTGCTGCGGGTTTGGTTGCTCTCACGAAATCCAGTATCGACGCCGTTGACCATATTCAAGACCTCTCCGACCAGACTGGCGTTTCTACTGCGGCTTTGACCAACCTCGAATACGCCAGCAAGGGGAGCGGCGTAAACATCGACGGGGTGAGTGCTGCCCTCTCGAAAATGAACGTCAACTTGGCCAAGGCCAAGGAAGGCGACAACGCCTTTAGCAAACTTGGACTGGACGCCGCCGAACTCAAGGCAATGAAACCGGATGAGGCATTTAGCAAGATCGCCGACGCCATCAACATGTTGCCCACCCATGCCGACCGGGCAGCCGCAGCCGTTTCGATATTTGGCCGTGCTGGCACCCAACTATTGCCCGTACTTGCAGCCGGGAGCGAAGGCTTAGCGGCATTCGCCGAAGAAAACCGGAAGTTTGGTGGCGAAGTAACTGCGGAAGGTTCGGCAGCCGTTCAACAGCTTGACGCAGCCATGAACCGGCTGGGCCAAGTCGTCGTTGGTCTGGGCCGTCAACTCGCAGTACAGCTAAGCCCATTCATTACGGCGCTGATCGAGCAGTTCACAGCCTGGACAACCAGCGGATTGAACGTGGGGGAAATAGTCACCACGGCGCTGGAATGGATTGCCAAGGGCGTTGGCTATGTCGCCGATGCGTGGCAGGTTATGCACGCTGCCTTTAAGTTCGTGCAATCCGGCGTAACCAAAGGTTTGTCAATCATCCTCGACGGGCTAACGGCAATCGCCAAGGGTTGTGAATGGGTAGTTGAAAAACTAACCGGGGCCAAAAGCGATTTCTCAAGCACGCTGGAAGCTATGGCAACCGATCTCGACAAACTCGCCCAGGAACAAGGGCAAGCAGCGGCCAATATCTGGAACAGTGCCGACGCCAGCAAGAAGGTAGACCGATTCTTCAACTCGATTCGCAATCAGGCCAAGCACACTCAAGAGGAAGTGGCAAAAGTCCCTCAGGCATTCGAGGACATCGCCGACGCAACAGCCGAAGCCAGCAAGGAAGGCGAGAGCCTGATTGAAGACTTGGAAAAGCAGCTTGCAACCTTCGGTATGTCGGCCCGTGAAATCAAACGGTGGGAGATCGCCAACAGTGATTTAGAAGACTCGGTAAAAGCTCAGGCCAACGCATTGCTTGACCAGCTTGACGCTATGGAAGCGAACAAAAAAGCAGAACAGGAAGCAATCGACCGGGCAAAGAACGGGGCAGAACAGATGCAAGAGGCAGAGCGGCCAGAAGCGAAGTTTGCGGGCGCTCTCGACTTCAACAGCGCCGAAGCCCGCAGCATTGTTTTGCAGAACAGGTTCAACAACTCAAGCAGCCCAATGAACGAAGTTGCAAAGAACAGCACGCAACAACTAGCCGAACAGCGGTTGAGTAATACCTTCCTGAAAAAGCTAGCCGAAGAAAAAGAACAATTGCAGCCTTTCGTATTTGCCGGAGCTTAATGGCGGTCACTTCAGTAGTTGAAATCACAGACGGCATGGGCGGAACCTATGACCTCACCAAGCGAACATATACCAGAGCGTTCCTCGTTCGAGTTGACGATCTGAGCGATGATGCCAGCGTTGTATTGACTTCGGGAAGCGTGCCGCAGGTGCGGGACGTTCACGGCGCTGACACCTACGCATTCTGCAAACAAGTGACGGCAACTCGGCTGGACGGATTAAACTTCACGGTTTCGGCCCAATACGACACCGCAGTTGAGGAAGAAGAAGACCCGTTGGATCGTGACCCGGTTTATTCCTGGGGCAGTGAAACGCAGCAGATACCGATTGATTTCGACGCAAGCGGAACGCCGATAAAAAATTCGGCGAAAGACCCGCTCGACCCAACGATTACCCGCCCATATCGGAAAATCACGCTTACGATTACTCGCAACGAAGCCAGTTTTTCTGCTTCGCTGCCGTTGGCGTTCGTCAACTACACAAATACCGATACGTTCTATGGCGCATCGGCGGGCAAAGCTCTCTGCCGTGACATTACGGCAACCAGCAAAACCGAAAACGATACGGATTTCTGGGAAGTATCGTATTCGTTTCTGTTCGATGCCAACGGGCACCAGGTCAAAGTAATTGACGCAGGATACAGGGATTCCTCACAAGTACCCTTTCTTGAGAAGGGGGTTCCGGTCGCCAATCCCGTACCGCTCAACGGTTCAGGCGCTAGACTGTCTGCGGGTAGCAACCCGGTTGCGCTTACGTTCACCATTTACCCCTCGACAGCTTTTAGCGGCATGGGGTTGTAATGGCGCAGCATACACTCAGTACCGAGGCAGCCAAGCGCATTGCAGCCGCAACGCTGGCGGTTGAACAGACGGGCATTGGCAGGCCCCGGCCCGGCGCAAAGCAGAGCGTGCGCATTGCCCGTTTCTTTGTTCGGGGAACACTTACCGATACGGTTTCGGCTGGCGGTTCGGTTGCTATGACGGTCTACGATGGCGCATTTCCTGCCAGCCCTACGGAAACGATTACGGTTTGGGCGGAAAGCTCTGCAACAATCCTTGCGACGGGGACTTTCGTTCATGCGCTTTTAGAGATTAGCTCAGGCCGTTACTACATTACTTCACGGTTTCCGTGTTAAGGGGGTAAATGGGCTGGGGCTATGGATATTGCTGTTGTGGCTGCGTGAAGTTTCGGGACGAATTCGATTTGCCCGACGATTCCCAGCCCGGTACACCCTGGGGCATTGATTTATCCGGGGACTATACCGAAAAGGTCGGCACCTGGACGATCCAGGGCGGCAAGCTGGTAAACGAGTCTCCCAGCGACGGGCACTTGCTCACGATTTTGCAGCCGTATGTAGGCGTCAACTACACTTGCGGCAACTCGGTAGAGGCAATTGTTACTTTTGCCAGCGGTGGCAAGGTGGGGTTGATTATCGACGCTGGCGGATTACCTACGTTGGGCAGCCCACCGGGCTACGTTGCCGGGATGATTTCCGAAGATACGGTTGAGTTCAAATACTTCAACGGAACTTCGCTTTCCCTTCACGTAACCGAAGAGTGCCCGGCCAGCCCGAATACCGCACACAAGCTCAGGGTTTGCCAATCTAATCAATATGACAGCCTGTTTAGCCGAGTTGTTCATATTTACTTGGATGACGTTCTCGTATTGCAAACGAATAGTTGGGACTTCTTCAACTGCTATCGTGTTGGGGTTTTCTCTGGCGGCACCGGCGCAGTTTCGTTTGACAATTTCAAGTATTACCGAGGCGGTACATACGATGACGATGCGGAACAGCCAGAATGCAATTGCGGCAACTGCCAATGCTGTGGGGCTACGTCAGAGATTCAGGATATTCCAACGCAATACAAGGTGGTCATGAGCGGCTGGGGGCAAGCGGATATTGCGCCAAGTTGTACTGCGGTTGATTGCGCCGCAGCTTTAGACGGGACGTTCTATATCGACCTCTGGAGCGACTTCAATGACCAGTACGTTTGTAGCAGCGGGACGGAAATTGAGTATGAATGCAACGAAATCGACACAACTGCCTCGATTCAAGTTTTCCGTTGGCAACGGTTTGACGACCTTGGCCATTGCCGTTGGGAAGTGCGGGTTAGCTTTGCCGGGGAAGGCATGATTTCATTCAAAAAGGATTCCATCCCTGGGGAATGCCTGGGCGTTGAACATACTTTGGATTTATGGACGGCAGGCAGCACGAACCCGGCGAGTGGCCCCGGTTATCGCTGGAAATGCCAGCCCCCAGCAACGGTGACTGTTGAGGGCATAGCATGATTTGCCAGCCAATTCAGATAGACCGGATAGGCGACAAGATAGAATGGCGTTGCGCCGTGTGCGGATATATCGGGCAGGATATTGCCGAGCATTTCCCGGCCCGGATAAATCGGCCATGTTCGGGGCAACGTGGCCAGAACGTCGAGCGTATACGCAGGCATCTAAAGAACCGCAGGCCTTGCAACTGCGGTAAGAATCGAACCTGATTAGCCAGCCACGAAATTGCCCCAGCCCACAGAGAATCCACGAATATCACCTAAGTGGGGCGGCACCCCAACTTTCCGACGAGTACGCTAGGAGTTTTCGATGCGTCAATACGTGTTCGCCGGAAGTCGCCATGCCCAAGCCCGAATCCCCCAAGGGCACGCCGCAATTCATGGTCGTGACCTACGATATGCACGCCAGGGTGGATGCAGCCGCCTTATTTCAATCTGAGCAACAAGTCGCATATTCCGAAGCTAAGAAGAGGAGCGCAAGGGTTGGCTCCAAAAACTTTCAGGTTTACGCCATTAAAGTTGAAAACGGGGCGTTGAAATTCTCTCGCATCGAAAAGCCCAAGTCGGGCGGTTAGGCCAAGAATCGGGGGTTTTATCCTCGTCCCTTAAAGTACGCCGCCTGTTGCCTTCGAATCTCTTTCAAGTCGCTCGCCGAATAGAACGGCCAAGGATAACCGGCGATTGCTCTCGTCGGCCTGGGCACGATGCCGTTCTCGACCCAATAGAAGAACGTCACCTTCGGCATCGACAGTTTCTTCGCCGCCGTAGTCTGGTTGAAGTAGCCAGCCGGTGCCGGACGGTGAGGTTTGAGTTGGAGCAATTCCGGCACGAGCTTTCTGATCTCTTGAAGCTGATCCCCGCTCCACGCCTCCCTCTTGCCTCTCGTGGCAAGTGGCTCCGGCACCAAACCACGTCTTCGCCAAACGCCAAAGCGATGCGTGGAGATTTGCAACTGGCGGCACAACTCCGAGCATACGAAGAATTCTTCGCCGTGAGTGCGGGAGAACGACCGCACGGCCCGCTGGAATTGCTCGGCGCTATAGTATCTCCGCTTCAACGGGCACAGGTCGGGCGGCGGCAGCAGGCCGACGTTGATGGCCCAACTGATATAGCCAGCCGGATGGCCGGTGGCGGCGGCAAGGTCTTTGATTGATTTCATGATTTAAAGGAGCGTCACTCCCCCAAGTATTTCCGAATATCCTCGTCGATCTTCTGCATGAGCGTCTTGCCGGGGTTGTGAATCATGAAATGGCAACTGCGGCATACGAGGCACACGGAATCGAGTTCTTCGTGGTTTGCCTCAAAGATACTTCGGTAGTTCTTGTGATGAACTTGGAAGCCGTGGCCGGGTTTATACGGCGCTGAACACTTCACGCAAGCTCGATCTCGCTTGATGCACTCGCTGCGCACCCACCGCCATTCTTCGCTCTTTAAGTAGGCCCGATACCGATCCCACCACGGGCCGGATTTTTCTTCGTTGTGCAACATGCTTTATCTATATCGCACGACTCAAATTTTTCCGGCAATCGGCCAACTATTTTTTGGGTGAGGTCTACAATACTGTGGCGGTAATTTCGCCGCCGACATTGAAGGACGAAATGATGAGCAAATCCTACGTTCCATCGACGTGCCTGGGGCTGATTACCCGATCAGCGCTCGGTCGTCGTTTTGGACTCGATCCGCAAAAACTCGACAAGTCGATACTCGACGGCGTGATCCCGCCGCCCGACACCCGTCATGGTGCCAAGCTGTATTACCGAGAGGCAGACTTCCCGGCGCTGGCCACGGCGATCATGGGAAGGCCGGTGCGGAGAAAGGCGGTGGCGGGATGATTACCGACAAAAACGAGATTAAAACTATCCGCCTGTCTGACAACCCATGTTTGCGTCAAGAGGACGGTACTTTTCAACGAGCATGGATGCTCGGAGGCCGATTCGTCAACATGGAAATGCGTGGCCCGATCATCCTCTACAGCTATCCGATAATGAAATACTCACGGCGGGATCAGCGAGGAACAAAGGCCCGTGTGATGTATGGTCGGATAATTTATCGCACGCCTGAGCAGATTGTCTTCGAGCCAGTCACGAAATCGCAACTACAAGACGACAACGTAAAACTGACTTTCTAATTGCTTCAAAATCACTACTTCACTAAATGGGAAAAGCCGGGGCGGCTGTGATCGCCCCGGCTCTCCCGAACCAATCAAGGAACCATCTAATGAAAGCAAAACGCTTCTATGAATATTGTAGATATGACTCACGTCTCGACAAATGGCGTGAAAGAAAAAGTACATCTCGATAATATCCCCGCAGAGTTGAAGGCCCAGCGGCGCTGGGTCGTCTGGAAATGGAAATGGGAGGACGAGCGGAACAAACGAACCAAGGTGCCGGTCGATGCCGCCCGCATTCTCGAAATCGCCGCCGAGGGTGAAGAACCCAGGCACTTCATGGCCAAGAGTGACGACCCGCACACTTGGACTGACTACAAGACGGCGTGCAAGGCGCTAACCATGCCGGGAATCGACGGCCTGGGTTTCATGTTGGGCGACGGCTGGGCGGGTGTCGATCTCGATGATGTCGTCCAGAACGACACCCTGAACTTCTTTGCTGAGTGCGATGTGCGGCACTTCCACTCCTACGCCGAGATTTCGCCCAGCGGCACCGGCGTCAAGATTCTGGTTCGTGGCCAGATCGGTCCCGGACGCAAACACGGCCACCGGGAGGTTTATTCCCAGGGTCGCTTCTTCACGCTGACCGGACGCAAGGTGGCCAGTGCCCAAGCCAGCATCCGTGACGGGCAGGCTGCTCTTGAAAAGTATCTTGCCGACTATTTCCCGCAAAAGACTGAGCGGCCAAAACCCAAGCCTTCTGCGACGGCTTCCCCGGCGTCCGAAGACGCTACGGTGTTGGCGACAGCATTTGCCGCCAAGAATGGTGCGGCGACCAAGCAATTGTTCGACGCCGACGAAGGCGGCATTCTGGCTTTGGGCTTTATGAAGTCGGACAGTACGCCGGACTGGTCACGGGCCGTCTCGTCGCTGGTATTCCGGCTAGCGTACTTCACCCAAGACGCCGACCAACTCGACCGCCTATTCCGGGCGTCGGCGCTCATGAGCGTCTGGGAAGATAAGTGGGACCGGCTTGGCGAGGATATTATCGCCAATGCCCTGGCCCATGCTCCGGTGCCCGACGAGCCGCCACCCACGTTCGAGGCCGATCCTGGTGTTGTCCATGTATCTCCTCCTGTAGCCCCGACGCCGGGGGCGGGTAGGGAGAACGAGGGGCAAAGCGCCGGGGTCGAGGACGAATTCGCCCAGGCGGCGAAGGCTGCTGCGGAAAGGGCGAAGGAGGCGGCAGAACGTGCTTACAAATTCGCCCCGCTCTCGGCCAAGGACTTTGCTGCCGCCAAATATAAGATGTCATGGTTGGTCAAGAAGGTGTTGGTCCGTGGCCAGCCGACCATCATCGGCGGGCCAAAGAAATCCATGAAAACCAACATCCTTTCGGACTTGGTTCTGTCCCTGGGCAGCGGGACGCCGTTTCTTGGGCACTTCGAGGTAGAACGGTGCCGGGCCTGTTTTGTCAGCGGCGAGTCGGGTGAATACACCCTGCAAGAAACGGCTTTTCGGATTTGCCAGTCCAAGGGCATTCGGCTGGAAGACACGGATTGCTTTTATGATTTCCGCCTGCCACGCCTCTCGGTCGGAGAAGAGTTGATTGCCCTCAGCCGTGGCCTTGCCCAGCGCAAGATCGAGGTTGTGGTGATCGACCCCCTGTATCTCTGTCTGTTGTCGGGCGGCGAGGAAAAGAATGCCGCCAACCTGTTTGACATGGGGCCGTTGCTCCTGGACGTGGCCAAAGCGTGTCTGGATGCCGGTTGCCAACCACTTCTGACCCACCACGCCCGCAAAAACCTGACGAACCCCGAAGCTGCCCTGGACCTCGAAGACTTGGCCTTCGCTGGGATTCAGGAATTTGCCCGCCAGTGGCTCTTGGTGAACCGACGTGAAAAGTACACGCCCGGCACCGGCCAGCATGAGTTATGGCTCACGGCGGGCGGCTCGGTCGGCCACGGCGGGCTGTGGGCGGTGGACATCAACGAGGGGGAACTAGGGGACGACTTCAGCGGTCGGGTTTGGGAGCCGGAGGTCATGACGACCCAGCAGGCCAGGGAGAAGGCGAATTTGAAGCAGGTGGCGAAGAAGGAGGTTGGTGACGCCGCCTTGCAGGAGGAATTCCTACTTGAACTCGACGGCTTCGACGAGCCGCCGACCAGGACGCCGCTCCAGACGAAGCTGGGCTGGAGGCCAGACAAGTTCAACCGCATCATGAGCAAGCTCATGACGAGGGGCGTTATCGTTCTTGAACCGGCTTCAGTGACGTGCGGCCAGGGCGCACGCCGGACGGTTGAAGTGGTACGTCGAGCATGACGTTCGGTGAAAAACTATGCTTTACAACTACGAGGGGAACATACCTGACGGAACATGACTTACGCCGTACGTCATGTATGTTCGGAACATGCAGAACATACATGACGGACGGACGCCCTTATAGGGGCGTCCGTCATGTATGTTATGTTCCCTGCGAGTGTCGTCTAAGTTCCCGAACATGACTGACGGTGGCGGGCGTCAGGTATGTTCGGGGCAGGGCGGCTTGGCGGCGCTGGCTGGAGGCCGACGTGACGAGGGCCAAAGACGGTGACGCTCACCGGGCTGAAGAAGCGGTGGCTGCACACGGTATTAAATGACGCCTACAGCAACTTGTAGGTGAGCCGCACGGGCGACGGCAGAAGAACGGTGTCATACAGATTCTACTCTTCGGGCTGCTCTTGGCCGGGAACTCTGGAGGGGACACTCACAACCACGACGAAAACGTGGAAATGGAATCCCTAAAAATCGCTGGATTGCGGGCACCCGCAAGTCGATAATCCAATCGGCCACCCCGCAACTAGCGGGTGGGCTTTCCGCTAGACGCAAAACCTGCCCCCTTTGCGTTTTAGCGGCTCTATTTCTCATTTTCTCGAAGTAAACGCAGCCCAGGCGACGAGCAAACTTGTTCCGTCAAACGGTGCTGCGAAGACGGCCCGTGGTTAGCCACGGGCCGTTATCTCTAGCGATTGCCTTTCCGGCCAATTACGCTGTTAGCTGCCAATCAGCCGGGCGGATTTCTGGGGAACCGCTGTTCCGGTATGGCTGGCGATTTCCGAGACGACGGTTCACGGCTCATTAGCCACTGACTGTCATGCTTTTGAGCCGTCCAGCTTGGCCAGCGCTGGCGGCTCTTTTCATGCGCCGAGGCACGCCCACCTGCTCCCTCTTACTCCTCCGGCTGTTCGGCCCGCAACCTGCGGAATAGCTCCCTGACCGCCACCCCATCTCGCCAGTCAATCACCTTTTCGATAGTCGCCAGCAATTTTTGGCTCCGGGTCGCATGGCGAATATATCCAAGCAATAGCGTCTTCTCCGTGGACCGGGGCGGCACCAGCGAAAAGTCGATCCCTTCGACTTTCTTTCGCAACTCCTGGGCCTTTGCCTGCCGCTCATGATAACGGCGTGCCCCGTCGCTTCTGCTTATCGCCTGCTGTTCCGTAGGTGCCGAATATCGCTCGGACCGGGTGATCCATCGGGATAGTTCCTTCCCAAGTGAACCCCGCTTTCCAGAAGGCTTCCAACCGTGTTGCGCCATGACCACCTTGGTCAGCACGCCCACGAAATGCCGGACTCTGGTCCTCGGCTTTGTTGCGAAGAATTCTTCGTCCAGTTCCCGTATTACGCCAGCCAGGGGTGGCCGGTCATGGTGACGCTCGGCCTCGATCATCCGACGCTGCCGGTCCGGGCGGGCGAAGAACCGCAGCAGTTTTGCGAAGATTTCTTCGCTCCGAAGTTCGGCGAACCGCTTTCCCTGCGGATCAGCCAAAAAATCTTCGAGAAGTCCCACCGGGCCATCTCCAGAATATCCAAAATATGGTCCTTATCCGTCACCATGATGCTACGGTCTTCAGTCACAAGTCAATATCCACAAGGACATTAGGCGTTTCATTCCGCTCAATGACGAACCGTTGGCCCGTTAGCGGAATAGTACCCTACTGGTGCGTGAGCAACCCAGCTTAGACCGGCAACAAGCTGGGGCGGGCGGCTCGAACGCACACGGGATACACAGCAATGACCACCCAGGAAAACCAAGTCCAGGAAACCGCCAATCTGGAAGCCGCCGCCGAAAAACCCAACATGCCGATGCCGGTCGTCCGACAGCCGGAGCAGCCGGTCGTCGAAGCCCCGATGACGGGCGAGGAGCGGGATATGCTCGGCCACCATGAGGCCGTTATCCAGACCGCATCGGAGCGCATCTTGAAGGGCTTCGTCGAGATCGGCGAGGCGTTGATGGCGATTAAGAACGGTCGCCTGTGGCGGGATCACTACGCCAGTTTTGATGACTATTGCCAACGCCGCTGGTCGCATTCAGGACGCCGTGGCGAGCAGCTTATCACGGCGGTGCAGGTGTACTTCCTGATCGAAGAGCAGGCCCCACACCTGACTCGGTACTTGGACAATCCGGCCACCGCCGAGGCGCTCGGCAAAGCGCCCGACGACAAAAAGCAGGAAGTGCTGAAAGAGGCGGTCGCCGAAGCCCACACCAAGGGCGAAAAGAAGCCGACTGCCGAAACCATCAAGAAACATGCCGACGCCCACAAGACGACCAAGGGAACTTCTGGTGGCAAGCGGCGGAAGGCTAAGACTTCATATGAAGTCAGCGTGACCATCAGCGACCTGAACGACGCCCCGGCCATTCGGGAAATCTTCCGCAACGCCGAACTAGAACTGACGAGCGAAAATCCGAAGGCAACTCGCCTCGTGTCGCCCAAGGCCGACCAATTCCAAACCGGCAAATTCCTCGTGGCGTTCGGTGCATGGCTGGCGGCTCAACCCGTCAAGGACGGTTTGATTCTCGCCGTCGAGTGATCTCATCCTAACCGGCACCGTGTCGCCTGCGGGCACGTGCCGGTTTTCTTGGAGGACTTCATGCTTCGTTGTATCGACGCAGCCGAGGGTCTGCGCACATTGGCCAGCAACTCGATCTCACTAACAGTGACCAGCCCGCCATTTGACGACCTGCGGCAATACGGTGGGCACCGTTTCGACTTCGAGAACATTGCCGAGCAGTTATTCCGGGTCACGATGCCGAATGGAGTGGTGGCCTGGAATATCCAAGAGCAAATTATCGACGGCAGCGAGAGCGGAACTAGCAGTTACCAGCGATTGTTCTTCAAGCAACTTGGCTTCAGTCTCTACAACACCTTGGTCATTGAATCGTCGGGGGTTCACCGAGGCAGTTTGGCTGGGTGGCGTTATGGCTCTGCCGTGCGCTATGTCTTTGTTTTGGTGAAGGGCACCAAGCCACGGGTATTTCACCAGATTCGGGACGTGTTGAACAAGTCCCGCAAGGTCAACCGCACGTCGAAGCTCGTCATGCGCAATCAGCATGGAGAGATCGTCGTGCGTAAGACGCCCTTCCGATATTCCAACCGGGTTTGGCGAGCCAGGAGCAACTTCTGGAAGATCGCCGGATCACCAACAGACGACCAAGATGCACTTCAAGCCGCCCACGGTGCTTTGATGCACGAGCGTCTGGCTGAGGATTTGATCCTTAGTTGGTCCGATAAGGGCGACCTCGTTCTCGACCCACTCGCCGGGTTGGGCACGACATGGAAGCTGGCCACTATTCAAAAGCGCCGCTTCATCGGATTCGAGATCGTTCCAGAGTATTGCCGTATTGCCACCGAACGGGTTCGGCGGGCCGTAGCCGCCGCCACTTCCAACCACGTCCCGGTCCCATAAGCTGCGACCACGGGGCCGGGTCGTTCATCAAATCCAACAAATTAAATGGAGGAAGAAAAATGAGCCATCGCATCGACTGTGTTTTTATCCGCAAATCTTCTCAGGGGCAGGACGAGCAAGGTCAAATCTCAAACGTCAGGAACATGCTTCGAGAGCAAGGGGCATTCGTTCCTGAACAAGACTGGTTCATCGGCACCGTAAGCCGACGAAAGGTTCGCAAGAACGCCGACTTCGCTCGTCTAATGAACCAGATCGAAGCCGACCAAGTGGGCACCGTCTATATTGAGAGCCAGGATCGGTGGGGCAGTGCCGACCGCAAGGAACTTTTCCACTTGCTCTACATTCTTGAGCAGCATGGCACCCGGTTGTTTGACCTCCGGGCCAAGAAAGACCTTACGGAGAGCGACTTCGCCACTGAAATGCTGACAATTGTTGGCAGCCTCAAAAGCGAGAAGGAACTGCAAGACATTTCCTATCGCTCGCTTCGCACACGGGTCAACAACTTCAAGGATAGTGGCTCCTGGCCGACTGGCACGCACCCCTACGGATACGGAAAGGCGTGTCTTTCGGCAGATGGTCATCTCCTTTGGGTGTTTCAGCCCATATCTCGTTCCAAGGGGAGGGTGTACTACGCTGACGCCGATGGGAATCTGACGCCCGGCTCCGGGATCGTGAGAATTCCCCGCAAAGAAAAGCGGGATCGCATCGTCCTCGTCATCAGCAACGATTCTCGCAGCGTCGAGGCCGTCAAACTGATATTTGACCTTTATGGGCGAGTCGGACTAAGCCGGAGGGCGATCTCGAAGCGACTCAATGAGGCCGGATATACGCACTACGGCAAACGATTCACGCATCCCTTGGTCACGTTGATTTTGAAGAACCCGGCCTACATCGGCGACACACACTTCGGGAAGCAACAATCAGGAGAACTTCACACTTTCGATGCCGAGGGCATCGTCGTGGCGCTTAGCAAGAGATCGAAGAAGCGACTTCGAGGAGAGGCCGAGCGGATCGTCAAGGAGAATACTCACGATCCGATCATCGAAGACCGCACGCTCTGGGTGAAGGTTCAAGAAAAACTGGCGGGCGAAGCCGAGGCGAAAAACTTCTCCCCACGCAATCCTTCGTATTATCTCAAACAGGTTTTCCGCTGTGGGCATTGCCAGAAGAACATGACCGGGCGGACGGAAACCGACCCAAATTCTGGCAAGAAGAGAGTTGTCTATGTCTGCTCCACCTACATTGCTGGCAGGAGCAATGGTCACTCGTCTGAGTGTGGCTATCATCGAATCACTCATGAGGACGCCGAGAAATTGTTGTTCGACAAACTGAAGGAGATGGGCAAAGTTCTCGACCAAGAAGCCAGCGAACTTGGTCGGCTCAATCTGAAAGAGCGTCTGGAATTGCTCTCCGAGGAAGGCCAAGCCGAATACTATCGGTGGGTCGATTGGGCGACTGAGGGGGTCAAGTCGCTGCTGGACTACTTTGAAACTTCACGCCTCGGAAACGGCGAGGACATGCAGCGACTTGCCGACTTGGCCACGTCGTTCTATGAACGGCTGCGGGTCTACGAGTCCGACCTGGATGGGCTGAGCATTTCAGCGGAGGAGTTCGCCAAGGCAGTCCGAGCCGTCGAAGCGGCCTCCGTCGCAAAGTCCGAGGGCCAAATGGTCACGCTTCAGCACGATCACAAGCAAATGACGCTGGCGTGGGCGAAGGCGACGGAGATGCAGCTTCCAGTGCTGAAGGAAGAACTGGATCGGATCGAAATAGAAATTCGTGAAGTTCAGCCTCAAACGATTCCTTTGAGCGAACGCATCAAGAATTTGATCCAAGCCGAGCGTCGTCGTCAGCACGAGCGGCAGGAACTTCTTGATAGTTGGCCAACAATGGAGGCCAGAGAGCGGGGTGAAGCATTCCGCAGGTACTTCAAGATGGTGACGTTGTTCTGGGAACGGTCATTCCATCCGGCTGTTGCGCAGCCGGGGCGTCCTCGAAAAACGGCACGCCCCGGTCGGTTTAGTTACCGGCTACGCCCCGACGATTTCCGCTGGGAATTTGCCAATACCGATTTGGCAATATCTTGGTGAACAACTGCACGCAGTCGCAGCCGCACTCATGAGCCTGCTCGACGGCCTTGTAGTAGCCGCCGGCGATCGACATGTGGGCGCCAAGAGTGGGCATACCTGTCTATCAATTCCAGAAAGTCTGCCATAAAAACAACACGGGCCGGAAACCTTGCGAGTTTCCGGCCCGGCTGAATTGTCGTTGAGTCGCGGGACCACCGTGTTTAGACGGGAGTAACCGACGCGGCCCGAGGACCCTTGCCCTTGGGCGATTGCCCTTGCTCGACAGTGTATTCGACGGGCTGACCTTCAGTCAGATTGTCGAAGCCACGGTCGGCGACGATCGAGTGGTGAAAGAACACGTCTTCACCGCTGTCCGTCTGAATGAATCCAAACCCTTTGTCCTGGACCAGCTTCTTGATTTTACCCGACGGCATGACTCAAACACCCTCCACAAACACCGGAAACATGTACTGCCGGCAGGACACGCGCACCCGCCCAAACGCAGTTCTGGTCCGCTATCATATCAAAATCCATTGCTTTGACCAGTAGCGGAATTGGTCCCACTCGGGGGATTTCTTCCGCGCGGGTTGCTCCCTAGTTGGGGGTCTGGACTTTCGTCCACACAACGACCGATGAAGCATCAAGCGGCCTGTCAAAAGTCGACTTACTGCGGACTGAAATCGCGAGAGACCTGAAGACCCGATACAATTCCACTGCTCCCGCGAGTCCCAGCTCGCCGAGCGGTCCTTCTATCGTCGTTTCAGGCGGAGCAAAGCGCATGATCCTGCCCAGGTTGTTTATTCGCCAATGTCGCAACGCCTTGCGGCGGAGCAAAGTAGCCGACTCTACTGGCTCCGATATGTCAGGCGGCAACTTGCTGATGCGCACTCTCATTCTGCGGCGCATCTTGCTTCGCAACTTTCTCGCGCCGTCTGAGAAATATGTCGGTATTTTACTGCCCCCCTCGGCTGGCGGTGTGATTGCCAATGCCGCGCTGCCGCTGGCGGGCCGAATCGGTGTCAACCTCAACTACACCGTGTCGTCCGACACGCTCAACTACTGCCTCCTGCACTGCGGCATCAAACACGTAATCACCAGCCGCAAGTTCATGGAGAAGGTCGATCTCGAACTGAACGCCGAATTGATTTACCTCGAAGACCTCAAGCCGCTCGTGACCACGCTCGACAAGGTCGTGAGCACCACGATGGCCTACGCCATGCCCGCCGGCATGCTCGAGCGCAGCCTGGGACTTCTCGACGTGCGCGACGACGACGTCTTTACGGTCATCTTCACTTCGGGCTCCACAGGCCGCCCCAAGGGCGTGACGCTGTCGTATCGCAACATTGGTTCCAATGTCGAAGCCATTGACCAGGTCGTCAAACTCAATCGCGACGACGTGCTCTGCGGCATCCTGCCGTTCTTCCATTCGCTCGGTTTCACCGTCACTCTTTGGGCCGTGCTGGGGCTCGATATCAAAGGCATCTATCACTTCAGCCCGCTCGATGCGCGTCAGATCGGCAAACTGGCTCACGAGCATCGCGCCACGATCCTGCTGAGCACGCCCACGTTTCTGCGCAGTTTCTTGCGTCGTTGCCAGCCCGAAGAGTTCGCCACGCTCGATGTGGTCGTGGCCGGCGCCGAAAAACTGCCGTCGGAGCTTTGCGACGCGTTTCAAGAGCGATTTGGAGTGCGGCCCGTCGAAGGCTATGGCACGACCGAGCTCTCGCCGCTGGTGTCGGTCAATATTCCTCCGAGCCGTGCGCCGCATGGCGATAAGTCGGGCCTCAAAGAAGGCACCGTCGGGCGACCTGTGCCGGGCGTCAAAGCCAAAATCGTGCATCCCGAAACCGGCGCGGAACTGGGCCGCAACGAGCCAGGCCTGCTGCTGATCCAGGGACCCAACGTCATGCTCGGCTACCTCCATCAGCCAGAGCTGACTGCCAAGGTGATGCGCGACGGCTGGTATATCACCGGCGACATCGCCATCCTCGATTCCGACGGCTTCATTCAAATCACCGGCCGGCAAAGTCGCTTCTCGAAGATCGGGGGCGAAATGGTGCCCCACGTCACCATCGAAGAGGCCCTGCAAAAGATCCTCGGCACCGACGAACAAAAACAGGGGGTCGCCGTGTCCGCCGTGCCCGACGAACGCAAGGGAGAACGGCTGATCGTCCTCCACACGGCGATCGAAAAATCGGTCGACCAGGTTTGCAAAGAGCTCTCGGCCGCTGGCCTGCCGAATCTGTGGATCCCCGGTACGGACAGTTTCTTTTTGGTCGAAGAGATTCCCGTGCTCGGCACCGGCAAGCTCGATCTGCAGGGCGTGAAGCAACTCGCCCAGGCCAAGGCTGGCGAGCGCGCCGCTGTCGGCGCCAAGAGCCGCGACGCATAA